TAGGAGATACTTAATGACAAATCCTAATTGTCCTACTTGTGGTTGCGACAAAGACAAGTGTACTTGTGATGACTTTTGTGAATCTTGTGGGGCATAATGCCTTCAGTTTCAGATAAAACAGAAATAGGATTACCCCTTAAGAATCTTTTAGGTTTATTAGGAGCAGTAGCTACTGCTGTATGGGCATACTTTGGTATAATAGAAAGACTAAATAATATTGAAACACAAGGTAAATTAATGGTAGCTGATGTAGAAAAAAATACTGAGTTTAGAATTAAATGGCCGAGAGGAGAAATGGGTTCTTTACCAGCAGACAGCGAACAGTTTATGTTAATAGAACATATAGCTGGACAGGTAGAAAAACATACAGAACAGCTTGAGGGAGGTATGCATAATAAAGTAAATATCGACTTCTTAAAAGACCAAGTAGAAAAACTTCAAGCTGATGTAGAAAAATTAAAAGATAAAGTGAGGGAAGCCAATGGTCATTGAGTATGTGTTTAGTTTATGTATGTTTGTTAATGGTAGTTTAGATGGGCATATGATTACAGATGGGTTATCACACTGCCTTAAAGCTAAGCGTGAGGCTGAAAGAAATCTTAGTGATAATAGAGAAAATGTTATTCGTTACGAGTGTGGTAAAGTTAAAGCTGAACTTGTACCTGATAGCGAAGGTAATATGAAAATATTACGAATAATAGAAGATAAATATGGGGATTAAAATTATGTTTTCTTTATGTATTATATGGTATTTACAAGCTTGTACTCCTAATAAAACTTCAGTTACAGTTAAAACTGATGATAAAGGAAAACAATCTGGTAGTTTAACACAACATTTTGAATGGGATTAATGTGGAAAAAATTATTATATCCATAGTAGCTGCAGTTTTAATTGGATTAGGTACATGGAATCTTAATCAAACTTTTAATCTTTCTCTTGAAGTAGCTAAAATGAAAACTCAAATAGAAATGATTACTAAAGATTTAAAGAAAATAAAAAATAAAAAAAAGAAAAAGAATGATTAAAGTATGGTTAATGGTTATGTTTATGTCATCACCAGATATGCCTTCGGTAAAATATCAAACTATTGCATATAAAACGGAAGAAGAATGTTTGTATGCAAAATATAGTTATTTAGATTTTTATGCTGCCAAACCTGATTCCTATAAAGCAACATTAGTTACTGATGCTCATTGTATAGAATTTGAATCTTTTCCTATAAAAGCGTTCAATAATACAGCTGCCTAGACAACTTCTATAATAATAAGATATAAAAACATATGAAATTTAAAGGACATAAAATCCTTGTCATTGGTGATACACATGACAGTCCTCATATTGTTCAAGATAGATTTGAGTGGATAGGTAAACACATTCGTAAAGTTAAACCAGATTACATAGTACACATAGGTGATTTTGGAAGTTTTGATTCTTTAAGTTACTTTCAAAAAAATGATACACAAGCTGGTAAGTTAAAAGATGATTTTATGGTTGATATAAAGTCTATGCGTTCGGCATTAAAAATCTTAGATAAATATATAAAAGATTATCCTCGTCATATTTGTATAGGAAACCATGAGCTTCGTGTTCATAAGTTTGAAGAAAAAATCCCTGAAATTCAAGGGATGATGAAAAAATGTCTATATGATTGCTTTGAAGATTTTGGCTGGACACATACAAAATATGGAGAATTTAAATATATAGCTGGAGTTGCATTTGTCCATGCTCCTTTAAATATAATGGGAAAAGAATATGGTGGTAAAAATGCAGAAATTCAGATAGGTAATGATTCAATTCATGATTTAGTCTTTGGGCATACGCACAAAGCTAGAGATTGGAAGAGTGTTAAGATTGGATATAATCAATGGGTACGCATAGTCAATGTTGGTTGTGCGTTGCCATACGGACACATTGAGGAGTATGCTAAACTTAATATGAATGGCTGGTCTTGGTGTATAACTGAACTAGGCATTTGGGATAACCATATCCAAGAAACAAAATTTGTTTCAATGGATAGATTAGAGAGGGAATATGGAAAAAGTTAAAAGTATGTGGAATGGTCTAAGCAAACAAGGAAAGATTTTCTTTGGTGGCGTTGGAGTTATTCTTGTTTTAATTGTTATTAACTGGTTCATCTAATGCTACCAGCTCTTACTGCAATCGGTCCTATTGCTAAAATGGTAGGTGGTATTGTTGATAAAGCAATTCCTGATAAAGACCTTAAGGAAAAATTAAAACATGAACTTAATACGCAATTAATAAATGGCGAACATGAAGAACTTATTGCAAAGAGTAGGATTGTCCAAGCAGAAGCAGAATCAAAGCATTGGCTTACTGCAACTTGGCGCCCAGCTCTCATGTGGATTTGTATTCTTGTTATTGCTAACAATTATATTCTTGCTCCTGTGCTTAATGCGTTCTTTGGAACGAGTCTTGAGTTAAGTATACCTGATCCAATGTGGAATTTACTTACTATTGGTGTTGGAGGGTATATAGCTGGTCGTTCTGGAGAAAAAATAGCTCAGAAATGGAAAGAGAATAGCTAAATATACCATTCGGTATACAATCTATCACGAAAATAAAAAAATGCTCTGACGAGCAAAAAAAGGGGGTTTAAAGGCATAAAGCGATTATTCCCCCTTTATTTAGTGAAAACGATATAATTAGGAACAGAACGAAATCAAACTGCATTATATCAGCTCGAGGCGGAGGTCTTAATCATACACATGTCAAAACATCCTCAAGCCATATCTATCCACCAAATTTTTTATTATAACATCTAAGACAATACCATTCAGTATGGTGATCATAGACATTATTAGTTCCTATAAAAGGTATCATATTTGGTTGCGTATATGTTCTAGCACAATCTAAACATTGATGTTTATCAATATTATTAGAACGGTATATCAACTTCTTCTGTTGAATTTCCCTGCGTTTGCGTAGACTTATTACTACCACTTGCTCCTCCTTTAGAATCTATAATTCTCATAGCTCCACCAAATGTTGGAATTACAATTTCTGTAATATATTTGGTTTCACCATTATCATCATATTCTCTTGTCTCAATTTGTCCTTGAATAAATAGCATACGACCTTTGTCTACATATTTTTCAAGTGTTTCAGCAAATCTAGAATTAAAACAACAAATTTTATGCCATTGAGTTTTCTCTTGCCATTCGCCTTGTTTGTTTTTAAACTTTTCTGAAGTTGCTAAACTAAATCTAGCAAACTTATTTTCTCTAGTAGAGATTTTTATTTCAGGTTTAGAACCTACTCTACCTAGTAATGTTACTTGGTTAATCATGCTGCTTTCTTCCTTTCTTTAGGTTTAAGTTCCATAGCTTCTTTAACTTCTTTTTTAATCATTTCTGAAATTTTTGCTATTGGTAAATGACGATATATTTGATCATCAATTAATGTTTGTAAATCATGCCAATACATTTCACCAATCTGCTGTTCAGATTTAAGTTTCTTTTTCTTAGCCATTATACCTCCTTAATTTTATCTTTATTTACATTAGAATATTTCTCAGTTAATTTTTCAACATATTTACTGTCGTCAAATTTACCCATAAATACATCTGCACATAAACCAAGATGACTAAATCCTTTTGTTAATGCGTCAGTCATTGCTTTCTTTGTGCATTCATCATCAAAAGTATTTGATTTACCTCTTGTTAATTTTTGCACAGATGCAATCGGACCATAGTGTAACCAGTTATTATTTATATTCCAACGAATAGTTACTTCTGCTGAAATATATGTTTCAAAATAATGATACTTAACATCATATGACCAACCTTTTCCAACTGGTCCAAATATTTCTGTCATTTTCATTATTTGCCAATGAGGATCAATAGTAGTTAAATCACCAAATCCTTTGTTAATTTTCTTTGTTAATCTAGGATCAGTTTCTTTTAATTGATCCCAAATTTTTCTATTTTCTTCAGTTTTATCAGTCATTACTCCTCCATACTTTTGTATTACTGTTAAAATTATTTTTTCTTCTTTCACCTGAATCAAATATTAATTTCATAATTTTTAATTCAGTAAATCGTGGTCTAATAGACAAAATACTTTCATTTAATATTTCGGCTACTTCTTCTGGTGTTGCTCCATAAGAACCTTTCCTTTTAATAGTATCAAGAGTTTTCTCTCTCAACTGTCTAGACCTAGATGCAATCTTTGTTGCAGCTTCTTTGCTAGTGGAATGTTCCTTGTAACCCGGATTCATCGGATATTTCAATTCCGAATGTTTCGATAATGTCTTTGAAGTCATTAATTCCCTCCATTGTGTTAAAGTCCATATAATCAGGTGGTACTATGTCATTTGTAACATGATACCAAAACAAAGTTTCTGCTTTCATTAATTTCTTAATAAACGCTTCATCTTTTTGTATTTCCCATTTCTTATATTTCATGTTTCCGAAAATTACTGATAGTATAGATTTTTTAAATCCAGTAACCATCATATAATGTTGTAATTGAGGATAGTATTTCTCAATAACAGTATCATCTTTAGCAAAAGCATTAGTATGTTTTCCTTCCCATACTTTACCTTTCGCAACACCATCTAAATTACCATATAAATATTTTACTTCAGGGTGAAATATTGTATCTACACTAACAACCCTTTCGCCTGTAATTTTCTGATACCATTGTTTATTAAATTTTTCGGTAAAGATTCCAAGTTGAACTGGCAATATATCTGATAAATCTTCTCGTTTGGTTTTTCCAGTTTTCTCATCCCATAGCTCTTTCCATTTGCCATCGACAATACGAATTGCATCAGTACCTCCCAATCCGTGTGGTCTATTAAGTTCTTTTCTTCTTCCCATTTATTTTTCACTCCTTTCATTAATTTGTCGTCGTCTATATATATTGGATTTATTTCGTGCCAAATCCCTTTGAGACTGCTCATATTTATACCTCCTCATAATATAATCTGCTATTGGTTTTGCCTCAATATTATCTGATGTTTTATTGCTATTATATTTTTCTAAAAAAAACATATACATATCAGATTTTAAATACTTAACTGCTAAGTTAGAAACAAATTCTTTTTTTTTCTTTCTACTTTCTATCCATTCTAAAGGTTTCTTTTTTAAACCTAAAGTTCTGCGAAGTATATCACCTAACTTACTTTGCATTAGGTATTTCCTTTGATTCAAGACAATCTTCATGTTCCCAACTGTCATAAGATTCATCTAGTGTTTCTGAATTACAAAATTCATTTAATCCACTATCTTCTTCATAGTCATCTTCTGAACAAGTAATGAAGTATGTTCTTTGCACATTATATGAATGTACTACTTTGTAATCTGGCATT